GAAAAAGACGACAAGAAAAAGGAAAAAGACGTCGATATGGATAAAGGTAAGGACGAAAAGATGTACAAAGCATCTGACGACCTTGATGATGTTATCTCGACAGATTATCTGAACTGGCTAGAGACCACCGTTAAGTCTGCTGGGTATGACCCAGTGGCTGCAAGGTCATCTCTAGACCTCGAAGGGGTAGAGAAAGGTTACTCCCCTGGAGAGCCAGGCTACACACACCGTGGGCAGGGCAGTATCGAAGGTGCTGGTGAAGATGATTCCAGCAAGAGGCCAAAGATGAACATGGGCTCTGCTCCTGGCGGTAACAAGAATGTTATCAAAGCAGATGACTACATCTCCCCCGAAGCCGTATCTCCCTCTCAAATTGAAGAGGCTTACCAAGTCTACAAGGCTGCTGCTCTAGAGCAGAAGTTCAAGACTGAACTTGGTAACGAGTTCTCAATGAGACTCCAAAAGGAGATTAACTCAGAACAGACAGAGAAAGCACGAACAGAGTTCGACGCACGTGGCCCACTAGCAGACCTACAGAAGGCTGTTATCGCTCTAGGTGAGAGAATCGAGAACTTCTCATCCACTGAAAGCGACACTATACAGAAATCTGCAACTGTTCCAATGATGACAATCCCCGAGACGAAAGACATGGCAGAGATGTCATGGGATGACGTTCACAGGATGGCTGGAAAAGCACTACAAGGAGGCAACTGAATATGGCACGTAACTACGTAAGAACAATACAAGATATGGAAAGATACTACTACGGTGGTACAGCAACGACTGGGTACACATACAGTAGTGGAGACATACTCAAAGCGGATGCACCGCTTATGAGCACTACTGCTGGTACTTACCAAGCAATCTATGGTAGGAAAGTTTGGTCGCAACTGAACCAAGAGTTCAATGCGTTCTCAATCCTCCCAAAGAAACCTTGGGAAAGAAGTGGATGGAGAATTATTACCTCCAAACCTTCCTTCACAGTAGGTGGTGGACTGGCTGAGAACGCTACTCTACCTGACACTACCAAACCTGATTTCCTACACGTGGCTGCAAAGCCAAAGACGATTGGACACGCTTTCGACCTAAGCGAAGTAAGCATGTTCCTATCTGACAAGGATGACGGTCTTGGAGATGTACGCCAAGTCCTCAAAGAGGAAATGGGTAAACATCACGCTGACCACATCAATAGAATGCTTCTAGAAGATGTTGAGACCCCAGCAGGTAACGACCTTGAGTCACTAGACCGTCTGACAACAGACCCTGACTCGATGACAACCAGCACAGGTCACGTAAGCGCAACTACAGACCACGACCTGTATTCCATCACCCGTGATGGTAGTTCAGACTTCCACAGTGCCGAAGTAGACGTGTCTGCCGCAGCAAATACCAACAGGAACCTAAGCCTGAATCAACTGGACGGATTATTCCAGCAGATTTGGAAGCGTGGTGGTAACCCCAAGGTTATGCTAACAGGGTATGATACACTAATGCGCGTACAACAACTCTTGCAGAGCCAGCAAAGGTTCATGGAATCCAAGAGAGTAACACCAACATACAACGGTGTGAAAGGTGTTCCAGGTATCGAAGCAGGTTTCATAGTAGCAACATACAACGGTGTGCCAATCATTCCGTCCAAGGACGTAGTGCAGGATACATCAGGCATTTCGAGGATTTACTACTTCGACACTGACTACTTGTGGTTCCAGACCGCTATCCCGACTCAGTACTTTGAGTCTGGTATCGAAACTGGTGACCCATTCGCGATAAACAGACTAGGGCAAGAAGGACTATACCGAACCATGGGTGAAGTATGGGACTCTTTCTTCGGTGCAGGAGGTTCAATCCGTGACCTTGCTTGAGGTTTGTGGAGAGATAACAGAGGTGATATGATATGGCAGCAACAACACACAGAGGAATAACTTACACAACAAGTGCATCCGCGACAGTCGCGGTTGACCTAGACCTTCCGCTACAAGCGGGAGTGGACCAAGATGATACAACATGGCTAACTGGATACCCAGGCGCTTTGACATCTTTCGCAGCCCGTCAGTCTGACGGTAGTAACAGAATGCAACCACGATTGGTCTGTATGACCTTAGGTGCATTAGCAGAGGCAGAAACCATTACACTAAGTGGTGGAGCAAATGTTATCCTATCTTGCATAGGACACAGCAAAGACGCAACAGCGAACCTAGCATTGTCCTTTAGTGGTCTTGTCATTACGGCAGACTGTGAAGCAACAGCAGATGGGACTACAGATGACACTGCAAACGCTACAGTATGGCTCTTGGTGGCATGAATAAGGAGTGACCTCGTATGCCGACAATACTTTGGAGAGGACCTGAAAGAACCGTACGTACCAAGTACGGTCATTACGATAGGCACACGCCTGTTGAGGTATCCCAAGCATGGTTGGACGAGCGTCGCGGTGCTTTCCAAAACACCCACTGGCAGATAACGGACGACTATGAAGGAGTCACGTTCACGCAAGACGATGGCGATGGATTACCGGACACAGACTGGCTCAAGGCAGACATCCAAGCATGGTTGGCTGACCACGGAGTTGAGATGTCTGGTGTCCGCGCCACGAAAGCGAAGATGTTAGAGAGAGTTGATGAAGTACTCGCGGCTGAGGTCGCTACTGAGGAGGAATAAATATGGCAATAGCATTTGATGATAGACCTATTACAATAGGCAGCATTTTACTACTGACAGGAACATGGGCTAACGGTGATACTAGTGTAGACGCTTCGGACTATTTGTCTGAGGTACTACACTTCGATGTGACCGCTAACAGTGCTACCGAGCAGGCAAACCCAACTGGCTTCGTGGGAACCACGTGCCACTTTACGGAGTCTGGTAGCGATGGTGGCAGGTTCATTATCTTGGGCCGTCGATGATTGGGGATGAAACCCCATGACCGATGTGAAAGTCTTTGAGTTTAACCCTGACGAGGCAATTGAGTTAGGGGCATCTGTCGCCGGTGGCGTACAGAAAGTCCTAGACGACTATACCAACGGTAAGGCGGTAGAGGGCATAACCAGTTATCTCATGGCGGGGAACTTATACGTAGTAGTGGTCACCACTTAATGGTGAGCACAATGGACGCCGAGGACCTCCGACGTTTAACCAAGCAAGGATGGAATTACGCAACCGGTGAGTCTGTTCGCACGGACGCAAGCCCGCGCGAGCGGCTCGCCGGCCAAATATCTGAACAAAATACACGTTCCCGTAACTTACGAGACGTGATTGACATAGGTAGTGGAACTCGCTGCAAACATTGCGGCATGCTCCATTTCTGCTACTTAGAGCGCTGTGGCGCTTGTTCTAAACCAATGGAGTATAACTTAGGTAAGGTGGATGTGAAAGTATGAATCGGGGCCGCTATCCTACTGGAGGCAAACAACAACTATCAGAGTGCCCTCGTTGTGGTAAAAACCCTAATGTTGTTGGCACTCCTGATGTAACAGGATATCATGGTTACTGTGGTCATTGTGGTAATAATATCGAATCTCCACATTTAGCAGGTAGAAATCCGTATACTGGTGCCCCAATCGAGGACACAGCGGAAGGGTCGTTGATGGAAAAGAGCGTAGTAAAACCACTCGATATATCATGGAACCTACTCAAGAACATGACAACTGACATGTACGAATATCCAAAAGGGTCTGGTAGTTTTGTCGCCTATGACCAATTACCCCAAGGCTCTCTAGAAAAGATAGAGGCTGATAATCAAAAGTCTCGTGACAACCTACAGAATGTCACACGTCAACCAGTTGGAGCGCACGCTCCTCATTTACAGCAACATTATTCAAACCAAAACTCTCACACTCCTCCTTCTTCTACTAATGACCCATTAGGTCGTGCTTTAGAGGCTGCAAGAAATCGACCTCCTACTCCTAGAGTTAATATTACATCACCTGATAGTTGGAACCAAGGGGCGGGTGGTCAGTAGTGCCAGTAGTATTCAACACAGGGGAGAGAGAGCCTCGACCTCTGTTCCCTGACCAAGTAATCTACAGTAGTGCTCAAAAGGTAGCAGACATATTGCAGATACCGCTACCTGACCCCATATATTTGGTAGCAGACACTAACACAGGTGGCACATCATGTTCTATAAGTCCCGCAGACCAAAGGACTGTAGGGTTTGAAGTAGGAGATGAAGTAGAACTTGCTAGCGATACTGAGTTAGGGGAGACCGTCACAATAACTAGTGTTGCCCGAGATGGCACAAACGTAGTCATAAGTTGGTCAGGTGGTACTACAGGAGATTACGACACTGCAGATAATGCTACTTTACAGAACCTACAATCTTTCACTAATGGTAAGAGACGAGGAGTAACTCGCAGGGCTGTTGAGACTATGATTCTCCGCATGCAGGATAAGATAGATAATCTATGTAATAACTCATGGAGGCCAATGTTACAATCAGCAGAATATCTTAACTTTGATACTTACAAGCCATATAGGCGTAGGTACTACACTGACTATGTTGGTACTGTGCCTTTGATGTTCCGCAATGTCCAGCAGATTCTTAGATTAGAGATATGGCAAGGGCAGGAATATAGAGAAGTTGGGACAGCAGAAGCCCGCTTAGAAATCCTAGACCATAGCGCTTTGACTGCCAATGATTATTTGTTCCTATGCCCAGGGGGTGGCGGAGTGGCTGCTTTACAGGTAGGCTCAACGTCAAATAAATGGAGTGCGGATTTCGATGGTGTCAATGCTGCCCAACAATTGGCCGACCTCATTAACAAAGACCTTAGGCGGAAAAAAGACGCTGTTCTCTTTTCTCCTTCGTTTTCTCTTGAAACCTCTGCTTCGACTAGTGGCAGCACTGTTGCTAATGTGCATCATGAGTTTATGGCTTCTGCTAATGCTGATTACGGAAACTCAAAGTTGAAAGTAACTAGTATGAATCGTGGAGAGGCTGGAGAAAACTCCACTCTTGCCATCACAAATCTTACTGGCATGTCTGCAACAAACCTAACTGATACGGTAGTGACTGTCACTAGTGCACATGCCGGTAATCAAACCATCACCATGGCTGACACCTCTTCATTGGCTCCCTTCGGCATCATTTGTACAGGCACAGGCTCTTCCGTCAAATGCGCTTACTACACAAGTAAAACAGATACCACACTCAGTGGTGTCACTGACCTTGCTAGTAGTGGGCTCTTGGCTTCGGTGTCAAATGGTACTGTTCTCACTCAATACAGATTCAAGATAGACTACTTCGGTAGTGGTACTGGTGACGAGGCTAGGCTTCGTGATTGGTGGGCTGACTATGACCTAGGTATTATCTACTTTAATAATACATACCCCTATTTCCAGTGGAACTCAGTCAAATGTTCCTATGTGTATGGAGAGCGGTACGTCGAAAAGGCGATTGAGGACATCTGTACCAAGATGGTGGCGATAGATTTATTACTCTCTGATGACCGAAGTGTGCTCATGCCCGAAGGAACCACTAACATAGACCTTGGTGCGAAGTACCAGTTATTCAAGACACAAGTCGCTGAGACTCTACCACGATATATGGAGGTAATGAGCCTTGATTGAGATTCCATCGCTGGCTGACATGGGGGGTGAAGAGATAGTCACTATGTTGAGAGAAGGTAGTATATTCATACCTACATCAGAGTCACGAATCTTCTTCGTAGAGCAAGCACACATAGATGAATGTGATGTTAGCGACGACAACGAGATAATCTCACGGAAAGACAAAAAGGTACTTGAGCCTGGAGATGAGCGTTACGACCGTATCGTCATGCTTGCAAAGAGGCATGCGCGTAACGGCCCATACAAACGCAAGGAATTAGGTGACTAGAATGGCTAAAGAATCAGTAGCAATAATGCAGTCTGTCTTAGATGATAATTGGAACAGAGGAAATACTAACCAAAGAAAGCCTGTGATAATGGATATAACTACCTTAGAGCCAGGTAGAGGTAAGAGGTTTGACCTTAACAGGAGTGATGGTGTATTCCTCTACGAAACAGCCCATAATGAGGAGCAACCTGAGGTGTTTTACGACTTCGTGCACACTCGTATCAACATCACAGTGGATGCCCGTACCGTGAGAGGTAGAGACCAATTAATGAAGATGGAAGATGAGATACGCCGTATCGTTCACTCGAAGAGAAAAGGGGACGCAATTAA